TGCACGGTGGGGGCCATGCGGCGGCTGCCCTTGCGGAAGTCGTAGATGGCCTTGTCGTCCTCGACGGTGCCCGCGTCACGGGCGAAAAAGTCATGCAGCGCGGAATACTCGCGGGGCATCAGGTCGATAGCCGCGAGCTGCGCACGAGTGGAATAAATGTCAAGAGGCATAATCTTGTTTCTCCTTTCCTGGATTTCCGGCTTACGAGCCGGTCACGGTGTTGGTGAAGGTGCTCGTGCTCTCCTTCTCGTCGAACACGATGCCCTGCTGACGCAGGATCACCTTATGGGCCTCGGTCAGCGCGGCGTCGGAAGCCAGGGTCACGCGCCCGTCGATGAACCGACCGGCGCGGTAAGCGGCGGCGTCCTCGGCGGTGGCGGTCTCGCCGGAAGCAGGGGCGCTGCCGGTCGCCACTTCCTCGTTCAGCACCGCAAGCTGGTTGGTGTTCACGACATTGGCGGAGGCCGCGGGAGCCCACAGGCCGGATGCCTTGCGGTACATTACCGTGCCGCGCTTCACGGTCCCGTTGCCGGGCTCGCACGGGATGGCGATAACATCCGCGCCCTGGGGATCAGCCAAAAGCTGGTCATAGGCGCTGGTGCCGATGGTGCTATACAGTTCACTCATGGTTTAGCTCTCCTTTCTGTTGCTTAGTACATGGAGCCGTCGATGCTGCCTGCGTACTGCTTGGCAAACTCGGCGATGGATTTCGCGTTGTCCTCGATCTCCTGCTCCTCGGTCTTGCCGCTGGCGGCGGCTCCGCCCGCTACCTGCTCCGCAGGCCTGGTCTCCTCCCGGCGATGCTCCAGGAAGTCGCCGGCTTTGGCTTTCTGCGCAGCCACGATCTGCTTCTGGAATTCCATGGCAGATGTGCCCTTCTGTTTTGCCTCGGCGGCCATGGCCTCGTATCCGGGCAGGGTCAGGGCGTCGATGTCGGCCAGGCGTTCCCGCTCGGCTTCGATGGCGCTCTGCTGTACCTGCTGATACAGGGCCGGGTTGCCCGTCTGAAGCTGTTCAGCGGTGAGTTCATTGAGTTCCATTCCTTCGTTATCCTCCTCGTTGGAATTATTTTCAGTCGGCTCCCCGGCAACAGAGGCACCGTTACTGACAGGATTGTTGCCCGCGTCATCCTGCGGGTCATCGTCGGGTTCTACGCCTTCTTCGGCCGGATCGTCGCGGACGGCGATCTGTTCCGGCACGGCTCTGTACAGGCCGCGCATAACGGCCATTTCATCACTCGTCACGCAGGCGGCGGCTTCGCCCTCCGGCGCCTCCTGCGCAAGCTCGTCCGCGAAGCCGTACTTAACGGCGTCGGCGGCGTCAAACCAGGTCTCAGCGTCCATCCATGCCTTGATCTGCTCGTCCTCCTGTCCGGTCTTGGCGGCGTAGAATCCTCGGCTTGTCTTCTCCAGGCTCCGCAGATGCTCGACCACCCGCTCCATTTCGTTGGCGTTTCCGGCGGCCCATGTCCACGGGTTGTGGATCATATACTCGCTGCCGGGTGTGATGACGACGTGAGCCCCCGGAATACTGGCGAGGATCGTCGCGGCGCTGGCGCACATCCCTTCCACTCGGATCGTGATGCTCTGAAAGCCCGCGCCGGTGAGAATGGCCCGCATAGCCACGGCCTGCGTCACGATGCCGCCGGGGCTGTTGATCCGCAGGAGCAGACGCCGCGCACCGTTCTCCTTTGCCTCTTTGATTGCCTTATCGAAGTCGGCGGCGCTTTTATCCTCCGGGTAGATCTCCTTGTACCACTTGGAGTAATCCGGGATGATCTCTCCGTAGAGCATGATCTCCGCCTCGTCGCTTCCTGCAATCATGCGCGGGGCGCTGTAGCGGATCTGGAAACAGTCGCGTTTCGGCATTATTCATCGTCCTCCTCGTCGTTGTCGTCCGGCGGATCTTCCGCCGGGTCTGTCAGGTCTCTCAGGTCGGCCAGGGCCGCGATCTCCCGGCGGCGCTGGCGGATGTTGGCCGCCCAATCGTTGCCGTTGTATTCGCTGGCCTCCTGCTCCTGTGTCGTGATATTGTTGGCGATGCGTGCAGCTGCTGCATTGACCTCCTTCAACGGGTCCACATGGCCCATACTCGCGCCCATCCACGAGCAGCCGCACCATGCGGCGCGGACGGCAGGATCATCAAAAAAGCCGGGCGCTTCGATGCGTCCGGCGGCCACAGCCTCCGCAAGCCATTGTTCATACACGGGCTGGTTGAACATGGTGTTGAATTTTGTGCGATATACGCGGACCGTCCGCCAGAAATCCAGCAGCGCGGCGCGGGCCGCCGTATAGTTGCTCTCGTATTTCTTCGTGAGGACCTCTTTCGGAATCCCCATGCTCGACGCCATGACCATGATCGTCGTGTTGACAAACGCCTCAAACTGTGAATTGCTCCGCAGGGGATTGACGGTCTCGACCTTTTTCCCCGGCGGCAGCTCGTACACAGCTCCGGGGGCAAGTTCCAGGCTGAGGCTGTCGTCTGTGACCTTCTCGTCATCATTGACGGCGTCCTCCAGGCCCTTGCCGTCCTCTTCATCAGACGTGATAAAGGCTGTCAGCATCGCAGATACGACGTTTGCGGCGAGCTCCGCATTCATATACCTGGAGAACTGCTTAATCTGCTCGATCTCGGAGGCGACGAACGGGATGCCGCGCCTCTGCTCCGGGCGCTCGTGTGTCATGATGTGCAGGATGTTCGGATAGCCCGTGTCCTTACCGAATGCGTCAATGGCCTGCCACGTCAATTCGCTGCTGTCATTTCCCGCGAGTGGGCTCCTGCTTGCGATGTGGTAGCGGATTACCGCGCCGGTTCTGCTGATCTCCACACCGTCTATGATGCGCCCGCCGCCCTGCGTTTCCGTACTCTCGCTGTCGCCGGAGGAATCCGGAGTGCAGATGCGGTCCGCTTCCAGGAGCCGGATCGTCGTCTGATATGGCGTCCGCCGGTTTTCCTCCATGCCGAACAGGGCGAAAACATCCCCGCTCATGAGCATGGACCGAAACGCCAGCTCTTGCAGGCCGTAGAAATTCTGCTGCCGCTCGGCGTCGCACATGGTGTTGTCGGCCCATAGGCCAAACTCGCGCAGGATGTTCCGCTCGGCTTCCTCCCGCTCCTCGTCCGTCATGTTCAGGTAATCCCCGTCGATCTTCGGCTTCGGCTGGATGCCCCAGCCGACAACGGAGGTCGTGAGGGTCTGCGGTCCGCTGCGCCCAAGGCCGCCGCCTGCGTAGAGATCTCGCGCTCTCTGCCTGAGCGTAGAGGAGTACAGGTCGATATTGTCCTCTGCGTTTCCGGCCTCCACGATCCACCCGATCATGCTGTTGAGGGTCTGGCTGGCTCCGTGGCTGCCGTAGCTCATGCGCGGCGCCCCTGCGTTCGTACCGGCTGCACTCTTTCCCCCTTCGCGCTCTATTCGTTCGCGATAGGCCTTGGTCCCGCGCTTCGGGTTCACCAGATACAGCGCCCGCTCCCGAAAGGTGGGATTATTTTTGCTCATACTGCATCACTCCTTACAGATCCCGGTACACCACGCGATGCACGCGGGGCTTTTGGCTTCCCGATTTCTCGTCGATGGCATCCTGGAGTTCCTTGATCTGGGCCATGATCTTGTCAAGGTCGATCGCCTGAAACTCTCGTGTGCCGATGCGGTAATAGGTCGCCTGCCCGGTCGCCAGGGCCTTGTAGCAGTCTTTCCACGCGGTCAGCATTTCCTGCAGCTCGGTTATGGTGAACGCATCCGCGAACAAGCTCATATAAGCACCTCCTCACACCTGGATCCCGCGGCTCACGATATGCCGCTGTTTCCGTTTGGTTTCTTCCTTCTTGGTGATGATCTGCGGCTCGACCTCCCCGCGGATGATCCGCTCCAGGTTATCGAACTGCCAGTTGAAATAGCGATAGGCGGCGCGGGCATAGTTGCGGCAGTCCAGCGGCTCATTGCGCTCGTAGAATTGTTCCCATACGACGGCCCCGCGCCCGTTTTTTCGGTGGATTTCCATGCGTTCGGAGATAAGGCCCTTGAAATACTCCATGTCGTATCCGGCCCGATAGTCGATAGGGAAGTGCATATAGTGAGGGCCGGGCTCCTCGATCCCGGCCTCGTACATGATCCCTTCTTTTCCGGCGTCGACGCCAAGCATGAACGCCGCGCCCTCGGCTTTGCCGCGCTTCATGGGGCGGCACTCCGGTTTGCCTTCGCCTTTCTCGCCCTTGATCGGCCAGATGCGTCGGGTCGCCCGTTTGGCGCACTCCTTGTAGATCGATGACGTGTGATGGCCGCCGGAATCTATGAAAGTCGCCATGATGCGCATTTTCATGCCGTTTTTCATCCGCCATTCCCGATCCAGCAGGGCGTCAACTTCCTGCCATACGCCCGGTGCGTCCGCCCGTCCGGGAATAACGCCGCGGCTGATGCCCCAGCTCTGTCCATCCCGATCCCAGCCGACGACCTCATATTCCAGGCGGTTGTCCTGGGTGTCCATCCCCATTGTCAGGAGCAGGACGCCGGACGGCACCTCCGCGTCGTAATGCTCGCGGCGCTTGTAAAGATGCTCGTCAAGGCCGCTGTTCGTATGGATCTCCCATGTCTCGCCGAGGATCGTGTTGTAAAAGGTTTTCAGCTTCTCCGGATCCTTGCGGGCTTTCAGAAATTTCCATACGATGTCCTTCCAGTCTGACCACGGGGACATAAAGGCATTGAGGCGGAAGGACCGGACGCCGTTTTCGATGGCACGCGGGTTTTTCTGCACCCACTTCGCGGGCAGGCGCTTCGCCTCAAACTCGCCTATATCCCGCTTGCAGGTGGGGCAGCGCCATGTCACCAGCTTGACGTGATAGTCCTCGTCGCCGCTGGCATTGGTGTAATCCTCTTTCTCAAAGTGGATGTCTGCAAAGCGGATAAAGTTGAATGTGCGGCAGTGAGGGCATTCGGTGTGCCATTCCTCCTGGGTCCCGTTCATGTAATCGGTCTCGATCTTGGATTTCCCCTTTATCGTCGGCGTGGAAGTCTTGACGATCTTCCGGTTGTGGCGGAAGGTCTCGGTCCGTCGCTCCGCCAGCTCCTGCGGATCGCCCTCGGCTCCGGCGCTGGCCGGGAAACGGTCGGTCTCGTCCATGAAGATATATCGCACCGGCTTGCTGGAAAGGTCCGCCGGGCTGTTTGCTCCGATAATGGCAAGGCTCCCGCCGGGAAACGTCTTCATTGTGATGGTGTTCGCCGCGTCCCGGCTCCGGGCCTTGAAGACCTTTTCCCGCAGCGTAGGGCACGCGTTAATCATGGGCTGGATGCGCCGCTTGGAATAGTCCTCCGCCACCTTGTCCGTCGGCTGGATATAGAGCATCGGGCCGGGATCGTTGTCGATGGCGCAGCCCATCATGTTGAGCTCGATCTCGGATTTCCCCACCTGGGCGCTCGCCATGATGACGATCTGCCATATCCCCGGCTGGGTAAACGCGTCCATGATCTCCCTCTGGTAAGGGGCCCGGTCCGTGCGCCACGCGCCCGGCTCCGCGCTGCTTTCGGAAACCAGGACGCGGTTTTTGTCCGCCCATTCGGATACGGTCTGCACCGCCGGCGGGCGGAACATGTTGTAGGTATATCGGGCGAGCTCGGCAAGGGCACTCATAACCTCACTCCTCGTCCTCCTCGCTTACTTCCGCTGCATAATCGTCCGCCGCATAGTCCGGCAGCGGTGTTTCGGCCAGGGCATCCAGCACTTCGCGGATCCCCTCGTCGATAACGCTCGCGATCCGCTCCGTGTTGTCCTCCATGCGCAGCATCGGCGCGAGCTTGTTCGGAAGATGGATCAGATTGTGCATGACCGTGTTGGCGATGTCGCCCCACAACCGACGAACGTCCTGTACATCCACGAGCTGTCCGCGCATCCTGGCGACTTCAAGCTCAGTCTTTTCGGTCTTCACGACCTCATGGCGCGCCTTCACCACGTCCAGGTCGTCCACGTCTGCCGCTTCCCGGTTCACGTTGTATTCGACCCATCGCTGCACAAAAAAAGCGAGGTCGTACTTACCACCCTCGCCCTCGACAAAAAGCTTCCGTTCCTGCGGAAGATCGCGGTCGATATTGTATAGCTGCCTGTAGGAATAGCCCGCCACCGTGGCGAGCTCCTTTTTCGTCATGGTCGGGATCATCGTCCGGTCGCCAGGAGCGCGAACAGACGCCGCTCCGTCTCCTTTGCCAGGTATTGCATGATATCCTTCTGCACGTCCTCCTCGGAGCGATTCAGAGGCATCTGAGGGATAGCGATGCCAGACACCTTGCGTATCGGCAGCCTGCCCTTGCCCTCGCGCGTAAAGGTCAGTCCGCCGAGCGTCGAACCCAGGTTGCGGAAAGGCGGCTCGCCGCCATAACTGTTCATGTCCTGCGGCAGTGTGCTTTGCCCGCTCTTTACGATCCTCGCCTTGACGCGATATCGCCGTTTCAGACTGTTCCAGCCGTGAGCTCCGCCGCTGGCCGAAAAACCGCGCCCGCCGCCGCCGATGTTTTTCCGCGGCGCCACGATCGGGATGCAGCACCCAACGCCCAGGCCGCTCCTCGTCACCGTCGCCCGCTTGACCGCCTGGCTGATTTCGCTGGGCTTGACCTCGTACTGTCTCGGCAGATCCGATCTCAGTATCTTCCGGACGTGGCCGCCGGTTCTGTTAAAAATGCCGTACATGGCATTGTTGAACTGCTCCGGCTTCATGGCCGCCTCCAGAATGCCGATGGTCTTCATGCATTCCGTCGAATCGATCTCCAGTGAAAAGCCCAGCCCTGCCATGCACTCACCTCCGATCAGGGTATAAAAAAAGACAGGCAAGAATACTTGTCTGTCTTGGCACGAATGGCGCCGGATCTCACTTTTACACCGGCCCCGCCGTCGGCGGCGGGTCGTGTCTGGAAGCGGGTGGAGCCGTCCTTCCCACTTCTCTCGATGGTATCAAAATAGCACAGACCCCTTGTCATTTCAACACACTTTAAGGGTAAAAAGGCTTTTGAGAAGGGTAAAATGGCATTATGGGAGCAATTACTTCTCCCGAGATAGAATAAACCGCTCCTGCCATTTGACGGATGCCATATCCTGCGCGTCCTCCACGCTCCGACGGGCGCGGTCAAATCCCCTCCTTGTCATGTTGAGCTCTCTCTGCACCTCCGCATCCGGCAAGCCCATGACATACTTCATCATCACAAAGCTCCGCATGGTCCGGCTCTCGATCCCGTTCAGGATTCTTTGTGCCCGGCGCAGGTGCATTGCATACTCCCGCACTGCGAGATGCTGTTCCCGATCCAGCTCGTCCATCGCCGCCACGGCGTCATCGAGCCCCGCCGCGCCGCCGCCGCGCGGCATCCCGGTCAAATTGGCCGTGATATGCAGCACGCGGGCGCGCTGCCAGTCTCTCAGGGTTTCCGTCTGCCCGATAAGCTGCATCACGGGCAGCACCTCGGCCAACAGGGGAATATCGTGGTTTCGGACAACGACCGGCCCTTCCTTCGTCACCTTGTCATCCATGTTTTTCTCCTTCCGTCAACTCCGCAAAGCCCATTTGCCCGCTCCCGATGGCCGTCATGCTCCGCCCCCGCAGGATCGTGTCGAGCTGCAGGCCGGGACCGTCCCGGCCCATCAGATGTTTCGTGTGCTCCACGATGTATCGCCGCAGGCTGTCCCCGCCGTCGTCCCTCCGCTCGTGCACTTCCATCCCGATCTTCCGGCAAAGTCTCTCCAGGTCTTTCCCGTAGTTCAGGTCCCCACTGGCTTTCACGCCCAAAGCCTTGACCTGCTCCCGGATCTCCGCCACAGTGGGAAGCCACTTGCTCGTCGTGACAAGCTGCATAAAAGCCAGCATGACTATATCCGCTGGGATGTCCTGCAGCCCAAAAGCCCAGCTCTCCACCAGCATTACCTTCTGCTGTTTGCTCATGTCCTTAAAGGCGTAGCCATAGTTTGCCTGAGCCAGGCCCAGGAGATAGTTCGCGTCCTGCGCCGTCAAGACCGCCACCCCCCGCCATATCCGGCCACAAGGCCGCCGGGATCTTCGTACCCGCTGTACATGTCAACGAGCCCAAAGCCGCCCGTCTGCCCGTCTGCCGCGGCGCGGTCGGTTTTTTTTCGCGCCTGCCGTTCGTCCCGCTCCTGTTCCTGGAAGCGGACCGCCTCGATGCTCCGCAGGCCCTCCCGCTCGTATCGCATCAGGATTTTGCGCAGGTAGTTCCAGCTCGATTTTTTCTCCCCCAGGCAGATTTCCATGGCGTGGATCACAACGTCTGCGCCCAGACTATCGGTATACTCCTTCAACCCCTCGACCGCCATCGACGGCGGCATAGGATTGATCTTGTCCATGAAGAAGGTCATGACCCGGCTCAGCTCCTGATCGCGGAGCGAGTCAGCCCCCCTTTCACCCGCCGGCTCCCGCGCGCGCGGAGGAGCAGGAGGAGCTATACTTTCGGTTTCGGCTTTGGTATCGGTTTCGGTATCGGTATTGGCATCACAAGCATTCTCTTGCATGCTTGTGCATGCGTTAGCATTTTTAGCTTTGCTCCAACGTGCATTAGCAGCTTTCGCGCCGCGCTCTGATTTGGCCCTGTCGGTTGCGTCAAAGCTCTCGCGATACCTGTCCTCCCGATTTCGTACCCTTTTCCAATGTCCTTTCTCCTGCCCGCTCAGTTTCGACGGTTCTTCACCCGTGATGCTGTATTGCTGCAGCGCCCGAATGAGCCGCCCATACTCCGCGTCTGAGAGATGATCCATCTCCTCCAGATACTCAAAAGGGAGTGCGGTATAATCTCTTGCCATGGTGTTGGCCTCCTGTTATCTCGTATCGGTTCGGCGGCAAAAAGCCGCCCTAACCTCCTCGGCGCAATGCGCCATAGCGTCGTCCCATGTCGGAAAACGACGGTATTTCTTGTAAAACCTGTTCTGATAATACAGGCTGTCGCGGTCGTGCGGCTCCTCCGGCCGGTGCCGTGCCGCGCAAAGCTTGCAGGCTCCCGGCATGGGCGGGATGACTTTGATCTCCTCCATCATTCTTTTCTCGCCACGCGGAATAGTCTCATTCCGTAATACTCTTCGGCGGATATCACCCGGCAATGCTTCAGCTCCGGATGGTGCCGAAGTATGCGTTTCAGCTCGTAGTCCTCTGCTGCGCAGCGGCCTATCTGATCCTCTGCGTCCTGCAGGACGTAGATACGGTAGCCCTTCGGGCAATAACCCAGCGCCCGTGCAGCATACATGAGCGTTTTACCCTCGAATATATTCTTGCTCACGATTCCGTTTCCTTCCTTTGTCTCTCCCGCTCGCGCCGCGCTTTGTTCGCCTCGGCCAGCAGGCAGCCGCAGGATCTCGTTTTCCCGTTTCTCAGGCTTTTGCCGGAAATGACGCACTCCGTCCCGCAGTCGCAGCGGCAGCGCCATGTCGGTACGACGCTGCTGCTGTCCCGATATGTACCCTCCCGCTCGATCACCACGAGACGCCCGAAGCGCTTTCCCGTCAGGTCGATAAGCTTACCCATTTACTTCCTCCTCATAAACGGCGCGGTATATGTAGACGATCCCACGCTCCCGCTCCTCCTGATCTTCCGATTGAACCGCGATGCAGTATGTCCAGCTTCCGGCCCAGGTGATCCAAAGCCTGTCCCCCTGGAGGACGCCGTCCTTCCCGAAAAAAGTCCGCAGACGCTCGCGGTAGATATACAAGGGGTCGTCCCCTTCGCATATGACCTGCACGCGATCCAGGAGTCGCGCCCCCGTGACCCTGCCCTTTGTGGGGACAGGATCGGGGGCCTCGTCGAAAAGGGAAGTCTGCTCGCTCACAGGATCACGCTTCTCCTCGGGCGCGGACGGTATGGCATCGTATCATGACCATCCACCCCCCCATGATTGCGAAGCTCTTCCACCGGCACCATCGCTGTTCCCCTGGCGTTCACGGCCATATCTATAGGCGCTTTGCAGTCCAGACAGTTGACCGTGACGGGGTAATCGTCCTTGATGTTCGTGCGGTATTTCAGTCGCTTCCCGCACTTGCCGCAGTTGACGTAGGCGGGGATCAGGTCGGCAAGCTCGATCTCACAGCCGCACCGGCAGCGGTGGCTTGTCTGATAGTCCCTTGCGAAAAACGTCCGAACCTCGCCGCAATCCGGGCAGCGGATGATGAGAAAGCCCTTCCATCCCGCCGGGCGGTCCGTGTTTTCGCTGCGGCTCTCCCATGTCTCGCGCTTCCCGAACATCCGTTCCGTGCGGCTCCCGTGACCGGATGGCGCCGGACTCTCGTCCTCTTTGATCCATACCTCTGCTTCGGAAAGAAGCTCGTCCGCTCGCTGTACTGTATATCTCGCCGATGCAAGCATATCGGCAGTGCCTTTGTCCTCTGGCTTTTCCTCGTTTCCGTCGGCCAGCCGATAAGCGACATAAAGGAGCTGCGCAACGCGCCAGTCCTCCATATCATAGGCTTTGCTCCCCATCGGGGTCTGAATAGATACCTTCATATGATCCTCCCTGTCAAGCGTTATACGGGCAGGTGGCGCATAACCAGCCGTTATCCTGGCACCAGCCCTTTTGTTTTTCGGCCACATCCTTTATGCGGCACTCCCACCACTCACAAACCGGAGGGCCGGGCACCTCTGTGACAGGCTCGCCCACCTCCGGCCCCATGCATCTGTTCCAGCGCTCTGCGGCGTCGGAGATGGTGGAGCAAAACGTCGTAAGCATCCCGCATTTTGGGTTGCGGCATTGTATGTAGAAAGCGGAGGAACCGCCGCACACTTTTGCCGCCGTCCCGCAGCGGCATATCCTCAGCCGGATAGGGTCATTCTGCATCCCGCTCCTCCTTACAGCTCAAAGCCGCACTCTTCCAGGCGTCTGTCCGCCTCGGGGTCGCGGCAGCTTTTTCGTATAGCCGTCAGCAGCTTTCCCATGCACTCATCGCACAGCCACAACGATTTATGCTGCGTGGTGAGGTTGTGCCCGTCATAGTACAGAGTGACGGGGTACTCGATCTTCGTAACGTAATTGTCGCCGTGGCAGGCGGTACAGAGGCAGTTATCGTAAGCGCTCCGCTCCGCCGTAAAACGCACATCCGGCAGCCGTTCAGCCGTTCCCGCCATGCTCCGCCTCCTCAATAGCATTGACCCATCGAATCAGGTCTTTTGCCAGTAGTTCATTGTTTTCGTGGATGAAATACGCATAGGCGAGAAGTGCCCGGCGAGCAGCCTTGTCACGGTCCGGGCGGAGTACGAAACAGTTGTCAACGACTACTCCCGTGTGGTTCCTGAACACTATGTACTTCCGTTCCAGGCCGTCGTAGTCGTCTCCCGGCGTCGTGTCCAGGAGGATCAACCGCCCCTCCTCCTCGGCGTCCTCATATTGGGCGAGCCTGTCCAGTGCTGCGAGATAGGGGCAGGTCCGGGCGCTTAACATTTCACATGTCCGGCCATTCTTACAAAAAACGGCAGGGCACAGGGCTCCTCTCGGTCTTTTTCCAAGATAGACTTTTCCGTCCGCTCGATTTGTCAATCTACTCATGGCATACCCTCCGCAGGCCGGTAAGCAGCCTTTTCCACGTTCTGTTTCCTATCGGACCGTCCGGCTCCCCGCGTATGGGGCATACCACGCCGACGTGCCCGCCGTCGAAGACCATACGGTTTGTAGCATCTGCGACATCAGAGAGAGAAAACGTCGAGGCACGGGCGACAGCGCAGAAACTGTCTACCACGGCGTCAAGCTCACTCACCAATACGTCGGGCGGGATTTGGTATGCCGCTCCCGGTTCCGGCTTGAAAACGCCAGGTTCCACAACCTCTACCGATTCGCAGGCCGCCACAACCACCGTCTGCAGCTCCGGGTAATATGTCCCGCAGTATTCGCATACGCAGCCGGACAGGGGAGCGCCGCAGTTTCTACAGTTCGTCATGATCGTGCAGCCTCCCGCGTCTGTAGCCCAGGTAGTAGGCGATAGCCACCTCCGCCATCCAGCAGAGCCCGATAATATCATCCACCCGGCGCGGCTGGACCTCGCCGTAAAGGGCCAGCTCTACGATCGGCCAGGCCGTTATGATTGCCAGCGTCATGAGCCAAAGAACCAAAGCATCAGTTATCTTCATGGCCGCTCGCCCCTTTCGATCTTATCGAGAAGATCCAGGAGCGCCCTGATCTCCTCGTCGGTGAGCTCGTCCGGCGTCTTGCCATAAAGCCGATCCGTGATCCTGGCAAGAATCTCCTCTGTTGTCGCTTGCCCCACCAGCGGCTTCGCGTGTTTTCCCATTGTCATTTCCTCCGATCGGGTAGCACGATGATCCGGCATTTATCGGAGGCAAATTCACCGACATAGGTAAGGGCTTGGAGCGCGAGCTGCGCTTCCATCATAAACTCCGCTTCATCCCGCTCCCCCTGGCCTTCGTAGTCTTTCATTCTCAGCAGCTTCCCAATGATCGGAAACACTTCCGCCAAATCATCGCGCACGGCCAACCAAGTTTCTTTCGGGAGCGCCTGCCCGATCTCGACTTTCGTAATATCGCTCATTTGGAGCCCTCCTTATGCTCGTCTCGTGAATTTGGGAGGATAACCCTTCCGGTTATAACTGTTACCGGCGTTTCCATCGGTCCGTACCCTTCGTATTCCGTTCCGGTGTTAAGCGAAACCGTTTCTATGGACGCGGAATACTTCTCGGCAATTATCTGGCATATATCATGTTGGGATAACTCAATGATATGTCTCATACGTTGTTTTCCTCCGGCGATATCACGCGAACCGTCGCCCGGATTCTAGAAAAAAGGAAGTCCTGTTCCTCATGTGTGAATTCAACAAGACCCGCGTCATACATCGCACGGCCCAAATCCCAGGCAAGGTTTTTCATGATGGGCAGCTCGACAACTGCGTCGTTCAGGTCAGCATTACCAATCGCACGGGCCGCTGTCAATGTTTCGATGTGGCGACTTTGCACCTGTATAACCGTTCCCTCGGCGGGAAAAACGAACCCGCCCAGCTTTCGGATCAGCCAGCAGCGGAAACGGTCAAGAGCTTTTTTCATCACGATCCCCCGATCTTCCTGTCAGTATTTCTGTCGGTATTTTGGCCGCTGCAGCAATTCCATTTTCCAACGCCCTGATCGCTTCGGATGCAAACAACTCTACATAGCCCCAGCTTTGAGGAGCCTGCCGGAGCCGCCGCGCAGGGTAGGTAGTCGGTATTTGGAAGTGTTTCAGCTCCAAAGGCTCGTCGTAGATGAATAGATTGGAAATATGCCAGCCGTAGCCCGTGACGCCATTCCCTAAATAATCCATGATCTCTCTGTCGGTCAGTCCCGTTCCTTGGATGGCGATACCGCGAATATTCGGGTCGGAGCAGCTTATCATGATCTCGTCGATCCGATCACAAACAAACTCTCCAATAACCTGGCCACTTCCGCGAAATATCATATGCCCGTCCTCGTCCATCCACGGGGTTTCCGTCTTGCCTTTCGTCTCGTAGATAAAGCAGCGGAAGGGCAAAGGCCGGGCCGGGCGCGTTTTCCGCACTTCCAAGGTCTTTTTCTCGGCGCGGATCAACTCGACATACTTCGGTCGGATTGATAGCATGACATCGTAGCTCATTTCCTCGCCTCCGCTTCCGCTTGACTTATCAGGTTCCACACATAGGATTCTGCGCTGGACAGTGTGTCTCGCAGATCATCAAGCGTTTCCTTTTGGAACTTGATATGCTCCACCGCCTTGCGGTAAAGAAATGCCTCGAAGCTGCCGTCGTCATAGTCGATGATATAAACCGTGTCGCCCCGCTCATTATTGTTGTAATCGGCTACGCGCTGTTCGACTTCATCATCTGGTATTCTGTCCGCCTTGTGAAAATTGGTGATCTTCCCCTCTTTGTCGCGGTAATAGGCAAGTCTCATTGTGGTGTTGGCCTCCTTATTTGGATTTGCGGCTATCCGCGACGCCCTGCGGCGTTTCGGACCGGGAGCCGCCCGGCCCATCATCAGGCGGAGGAGCTACAAAGACATTTGCCCGGGCAGCGGTCCCAAAGCCTCCCGCTGCTCGCGCCGGAGCTCGGCCCGCGCTTTGGCATATAGCCATTTCTCGATGCAATCCACACAGACGTCGTCCGTCGGCTCGTATCGTTTGCATTTCAAAACGTCGTCATAACGACACAGACCCGCCGCCTGCATTATCACCGCCGCGATATGCGCGGCCCGCACAGCTTCGGCCTCATTTTTCATGTATCATACCTCCCAATGATTCCACGCCCGAAGGGATGGATGATCCTGCTCCGGCCATTCAAGGCGCTGTCCGCAGGAGCCGCAATAGCGCGGGTGTCTGTCTCTGATAAGGTCATACAGACACACCCTGCATACCCCCACATAGGCCGGATTCAGATTCTTGACAGGGACGACCTTCATCGGTATTTCCTTCATACCGCCATCATCCTTTCCAATATCGCCATCGTGTCGATCCCGGCGATGTAATACTCCGGCATATTCGCCGCCACTACCGCCCGCGCCATCGGCGGACATACGGCGTTTCCGCACCGGGCCACCTGCTGGGTCTTTGGATAAGCCTTGCCGGTATAGTCCCGGTCGATGATGTAATCCGGCGGGAAACCCATAGCGGCATAAAGCTCCTTCGGTGCCAGCATCCGTATCTTGATGTCGGAGATAAACCACCAGGCCCCGCCAATGCGGATAAGTAAAACCTCGTCGTCCGCCAGATCATAGCCGCAATACTTATTCAGCAGCGCCCGGACCTTCGGCCAGTAGCCCATATCCTGCCCCGGCGCGTACTTTCGGATGATCGTACTCGTCAAGGCGAACTCTCCGCCCTGGGCCGTCACCGTCCGCAATGGCCGGTCGATGCTCTGCCCGATGTCCTGGCCCTTGAACTCCGTGATATGATGGGCCGCCAGCATCAGGCCGCCGGATGCCGTGATGGTGTTCAGCGGCGCGTCCGGGGTGTTGCCCTTGCCCTTATAGCCGCCCGCGTGGACAGGATGCAGGACAACGGAGGTAAGCGCCTCCCGGTCGTGGCTCGTCACGGTATGCAGGGGCTCCCGTATGTCGATGGGCTCCCCGTTGCCGTAATACTCGGTCATGTGGGCCGTCACCAGCCCGTAACGGTTGGAGGCGTCCACCGTCGGCAGCGGGTCCCGCAGCCCGTTCGTCCGGGCGCTCTCCGTCTGCTCTGTATGGTACTGGACGATGTTGGCCGCACAGAGGTTGAATTTCCCGCTCCCTACCACCGTAGGAAGCGGCGCACTGATGTCATGTACCCGCGGAGCCTGGCCGGGGCGTTCCCCGTACCCCGTTGGGACGATAAACGGCTTCCCGCTCTTGATCGTGTGCTTGTCAACGCCGCGGATGACCCGCCGGTTGGTGTTGTCCGCCAGGGGCCGCACGGCATTGACGCCGTATTTCTCCTTGATCTCCGCTTTGGTCTCAAAGATGGAGTACATGGGGAGGGACCAGTCGATGATCTCCGCTGCGCTCCGCCATGGCAGGAGCTTCCCGGCCTTGACCTCCTCGCTGTCCGCCGGGGCATGGGTCCGCTCCGGCCAGCAGATGGGCCGCCCGTCACACCGGGCGATCAACACAAAGCGCCGCCGGGTAGTAGGCGCACCGTAGTCCGCCGCCACAAGCTCCCTGTGTTCCACCGCGTAGCCGAGATCCCGAAGCTGCTGGAGCCACCGCCGGAAGGTCTGGCCGCTCTTGGATTTGATGGGCTTCCCTTTTCGCACCGGGCCCCACGTCTGGAACTCCTCGACATTCTCCAGAATGATGACGCGCGGGCGGACGGTCCCGGCCCAGCGCAGGATGATCCAGGCGAGTCCGCGGATATTTCGGTCGACAAGGGCGCTCCCCTTCGCCTTGGAGAAGTGCTTGCAATCCGGGGAGAACCACGCCAGTCCGACCGGGCGGCCGCGGCAGACCTCCACCGGGTCCACGTCCCACACGGACGCCTGCAGATGCTCCGTATAGGGGTGATTGGTCTTGTGCATGAGGATAGCCGCCGGATCGTGGTTGATGGCGATTGCCACCGGGCGGCCAGTGGCCAACTCGATCCCGGTCGAGGCCCCTCCGCCTCCGGCGAAGTTATCCACCCATATTTCGTCAAATACGCTTATCTGTCCTGTCATGGTTTCCCTCTCATGGCCTCTATAGCCTTGGCTATGACCTCCCGTGTGATCCTGGTGTCTTTCGGCAAGATGGCCTCTTGTTCCGAGCCGTTCCAGTATTCCAGCTCGATCCACTTCCCTCGGTAGTAGGCGAGAGAATAGCGCCCGCCGTTTTTGCGGTTTCTCGCTGCGACAAGGGCGGTGAGTTCGCCCAGCATGGAGGGGATCATGCGATCCTCCGGCACTTGCGGCAGTGTATCCATCCCGTTACTCCTCGCAGAAATACGTTGTGGTTCCAAGCGCATTGTCATACCAGGTCATGATCGTAACGCTCCCCTGCGGGAAAAGCGCCTGGTATACGACCTCCTCGCCTATGGCTCTCTCCCCGTTCAGAGCCCGCTGTGCCAGGCGGACGTTTCTCTCGGCCGGGGAAAAAGCTTCCCACCCGCTCGAATAGACCGGCTCATACTGTATCGGTCCGGTCGCGTAAAGGACCTCCCGAATGGTATTGGGGAAATGCGGGGACGAGACGCGGTTGAGGACCACATTCGCCAGTGCGATGACCGGCGCATCCGGCCAGTCGACGCCCTGCTCCTTTTCGACGATCTTCGCCAGAAGATACAGATCGTCATATGTATAGGGCAAGCCGCCGCTCTCCGAGCATTCCGTGCCCGCCTGCTCGTTGCCGTCCAGGACCGCCCGGATCATGAGCTCGTCCCAATCGGGAGCGACAACGTGCATCGTGGTCTCCTCACTCTCCGCGACCGCTTCCGGGAGCGCGATGTCACGCGCCGCGCTGTCCATGCGGGCCGCCAGGATCACCAGCACGACCAAAAGGATGACTGCGAGCGCCGCGAAGAAGATCGCCTTGCGCATGGCCCGGCGCCTCCGCCTTTCCATACGCTTGTAGGCCATTTCCCTCCATCGCCTTTCCTGCGGCGTTTCGACGATTTCCACCCGGTCGGCGACCGGCCCCTCCGGGGATCGGCTGACCTCAAAGCGCCCAATGCGCTCGCTGCCGGCTTCATTCATCGTCTTTGTCCTCCCCGTCCCCGAGCAGCCATTCCAGGTTGCACGCCGAGAGGAGCGCCCGGCGGATTATTTCAATAAGTGCGGCGATCATGCCCGCCTCGTAGACCACCAGCAGGAGCTGACGCAGATTCTCCATGAAATTACTCATATCCTCGTCCTCACACAGCCGTTTGCTGCTGCTCGTAGTACTTTCTGGCGATGTCGATAGCCAGATAGTTCTTCTTCCGCCCCTCGCAGGTGAAGGGAACGTCCTGCAGCCATGCGATCGTCTGCCGCGTCCCCTTGCCGAGGTATTGCCGGACCTGGTTCTGGGACAGCACATTGCCGTACAGCTCCCGGAGCTCTGCCCGGATCTCTGCTTTGCTTGCCATAATTGGTGTTGGCCTCCTTTATTGGTTTGGTCCGCTCCGCGCTCGCAGCCTCGGCCTCCTCTGCCGTGGCATACAGCCGCAGCCAGCACGGGGCATGATCCTTATGCTTATGCCGTTTCATATGTCAAACTGTCCACTTTGTGGACATCGAAGGGAAAAAAATATGGGTAAAATCCTCTCTGGAATCTATACCCAAAACCTCCGTTACCGCCTGAATATCCGACACGTCCATTTCTTGCAGACCGTTCAGTACACGACTTGCCTTATTCCGCTTCCATCCCACAGCGTCCGCAAAGGCACCTATGGTATTAAAACGAGAAAGAACTGCGCCCCGCAGATTCATTACATCCATTTCATCACCCCCAAATGTCTACATTGTGGACACTATGATAATACCCCCCTTTTTCGCTATTGTCAACCACAACGTGGACATTTTTTCAATTTTTTCGTTATTTCGTTGATTTTGTGGACACATTATGATATATTCGTTTCACAAGGGGGCGTTTCTAATGAAACTCATTTCAAATTTTCCCGAACGTCTGCGCGAAGCGATGGGGGACAAGAATGTTTCCGAGCTTGCTCGTTCGCTTGGTATATCAAAACAATCCGTCAGCGCCTACCTGAACGGGACACGCAAACCGAAACAGCTCGCCATACGAGCCATTGCTTCCGTTTTAGGCGTGGACTACTGCTGGCTGTGCGGTTATGACACTCCGCAATATCCGCCCGTAGCTCTCCCGGACGATCTGAAAGTATCCGTCGAGGCGCTGGATATCGCCCGCGCATACGACCGAGCAGACGAAAAGAGCAGGGAGCTTGTCGATCTCGCCCTCCGCGAATATCTGCCCGCCAAAAAGCAAGATACGGCGTCGGCGGGGTGAAGCCACAGACCTTGCAGGAGCTTTATCAAATATGGAAACGCAAAAACTGGAAATGACATAGGAGACAAACATGAAGCGTTTTCTAATCCTGTTTATTGTCGTCGCGCTTCTGCTTGCCGTCATTGTTGTTTATGGCATGTCGCATAGTCCTGACGATCTGCACAATCTTTTGGACCGCGGAAGCGCTTCCGAAGAGACGCCTGGGGCTCATACAACCACGACGGCCAAAACAGATTCGATCGACCCTGAAATCGGAATAGTGATCGTTGCCGGGGCTTTAATAATCATCATTATTTTGATTACCGCCAATAGCTCGTCCGATTCCGTACATGGCGGCCGCGTCCGCGTACAATTCAATCGTTCCCGCAGCGGCTCTCGCGTTGCTACGGGACTTGGAGATTCTGTTGGATCTGCAATGGCGGATGGATTCGCCAAACTCTATAATGGCCTTTCGCCAAACTCTCGGCTTGACACCATTCAGTCGAGATATGATTCTATGATTCATAACTTGGACAGCAACCGTTCCCGTATGAACCGTCAGGACATTGAAGCTTGCGAAAGTTACATACGCCGTACCAAAATACTATTGGACCGGAAACAGGCGGAGGCAGATTCCAAAGCCAGGGAGCTCGCAGAAGCAGAGCGTTTAGTAAGAGAAAGGCAGGCGTCACAGCGTGTAGACCGCCGATTTGTCGCGGCGCAGCGCCGCCTCATGACCGATTCGCTCCGGTATGACGTAATGCAGCGCGACGGCTTCCGATGTAAGCTATGCGGTGCGACCGCTGACGACGGATATAAACTCCACGTCGATCACATAATCCCGGTATCGAAGGGCGGCAAGACCGAAATATCCAATCTCCGAACGCTGTGCGAGCGTTGCAATATGGGAAAGCGCGATAAAATCGAGAGGCCATCCGAAGAGGTCGGCGACTGGCTCACGCCGGAAGAATTCGCAGCCAGGTATGCGGAAAAATAAAAAAACGCCCGCCCCGGTTTCCCGGAACGGGCTGCAAATCAGCCAACACCATTTGTCCGAATTGCTGACGTCATTATAGCACGGGCAAGGCCGAAAATCAAGAAGAATCAACAGAAAGGAGCCTTTCCCGTGGCCAAGTATTTTGTGAAGACAAAACAGATCGATGGCGTGCGCTACAAGGCATACGGAAAGACCGAGCGAGAAGCGCAAAACAAGCTCGATACGATCATTTTCGAGGTTCGGCAGAACGGCCAGAAGCTCGACGGCAGCACCACCGTGAGGAAGTGGGCGAAGGAGTGGCTGGAGGTCTATGTCGATGTCCGTGACATCACAAAGAAATCCGCCAATATGTATCACGAAAAGCTGGATAACTATATCCTCCCGGCTATCGGCTCCATGAAGCTGAAAGACGTGCGGGACACTCACTTGAAAAAAGTCCTGAATAAGGCGAACTCCTCTAAATCCACCGCGCAAAAGGTCAAGCTCACCATGCAGGCCATGTTTAAGCAGGCCCGGAAAAGCCGCCTCATTGCCTATGATCCTGCCGAAGACCTGGAGCTCCCGAAAGCGCCCGTTAAGAAAAGACATAGCATCACGGAACACGAACGTGAGAATATTCTGGAAGTGTCCGAGTATCATCGCGGCGGACTGTATGTTCTCCTCATGCTCTACTGCGGCCTGCGTCCAGGGGAGTGCATCGCCCTCCAATGGAAGGATGTTGATCTGAAAAACGGCGTGATCCACATAACAAAGGACCTGGAATCCGGCAGCAAGGATAATATCAAAGATCCGAAAAGCAAAGCCGGGATCCGCGATGTCCCCATCCCTGAAAGGCTCATGGTGCGGTTGAACAAACCGAAAGGCGGCGACTTCCAGTATGTCCTTCTGCAGCCGAAAGGGAAAAAGCGCCATACCGAAGGGACGCTGCGTTGTCTGTGGAACAACTTTAAGCGCGAGCTCGATATCCATATGGGCGCAAAGGTATATCGCAACCAGATCGTAAAGCATTGTTATGAGGTCCATCCCCTTATCGAGACGGAAGAAGACTGGAATGCGCTTGTACCTTACAGCCTCCGACACACTTACGGGACCGACCTGCAGAGGGCAGGCGTCCCCATCAATATCACAAAATACCTCATGGGACACAGCGATATTTCTGTCACCAGCAATTACTACATCGACACAACGCCGGATGTTTTGACCGACGCGGTCGAGGCGCTGAACAAACTGCACTGTGATAAAAAGTGTGATAATCAAGAAATCGCGGATGACGCGTCCGTTGGCGCATAGCGGATAGCGAGTTTTGAATATACGGACTTTGACTCCGATATAGTGGGTTCGAATCCCGCCATCCCTGCCAGCATGACTTAGTAGCTCAGGCGGTAGAGCAACTGCCTTTTAAGCAGTGGGTCCGGGGTTCGAGTCCCCGCTAGGTCACCAACCCCGGAAAGCATTGCAATTCAAGGCTTTCCGGGTATTTTGTTTTTTGCCACAACAACGTAATTTCAATACAGCAGACGCCCCTGGATTTGGCATGATCCAGGGGCGTCTGCTTCTCTTTATGCACCTGACTATCATTTCCTTTTGATACCCTTTTATGCCGTTCAAGTGTGCTAAAAAGTGTGCTACAAATCTGCCTCCAAAGTGAAATGGGGTCGCCCTGAAATTTCACATCTCCAGACGTCGCCAGAAAAGGATAATTCGTTGGCGACTTAAATTGTTCGCGCGTGCGGGCGCGTGCGCGAAAAGCCCTGAGCAAACGGTGAATGAAATCCATAAAAAAATTATAAAAACTAGGCAATTCCCGG